TGGGTTTTTTCTGAAAGCTTTTGGATATCTGAAACTGACATAGTTTCACGGTATCCCTCAATGAATTGCTTCATCTCATCTTCTAGTAAAGATGGGTCCTCGTCAAAATCTTTTTTAAACTCATCATATATTTCTTTCCTATATGCATCTATTTCAGATTTAGGTACTTTTACACCAAAAGAATTTGTCACAGACTCATCTAACTTAGGCCCACCGCTAACAATCTTAGAAGCTTCTTGACTCTTATTACTTTCTACAGATGCCGGGGTTTCCTTTGATTTTTTAAGATCATCCATTTCCATTTTAAGAAGCTCTGCCATCTTATCTTGGGAATTTACAACATTTCCTTTTTGCAATTCGACTAGCTCTGGCCCTTTTTCACCTACTAAAGCTACACCTCCTGCATCTATCTTACCTCCGTCTTGTAGCTTAGGTATATTTACCAGCCTCCCAGCTACTGCGCTAATCAAATCTTTGGTAACAAGTCCTGGTTTTGCCTGTGCTGGATTTTCTACCCCAGCAGGTTTTATCTCCGCTTTAGAAATATCAGGAAATCCCCCTTTGAGACTTTTTTCCAAAGTCCCGATTAAACTCTCGTTTTGCTTGGTGAAAGCATTTATAATCGACTCTGAAAAATTCTTGAAGCTTTTTTCGTCTCCTGCTTTTTCTGTAACTTTTTCTTTGGGAGCAGAATCTTTTTTCTCCTTTGCTAAAGAAGATAGCTCTTTATTGGTGTCTTTTGTTAAACCATTAGCTTCCTTTAGTTCTTTAGCAAGAACATCTAGGTTGAGTGTGAGGTTTGACAATTCTTTTAGAATTTTAGAGGTATCGTTCATACCTTATATATCCTTGATAAGTGAGGGTAAGGAAAATTATTTCTTGAAGTTAAACACTTCAACCTGCCCTGAATCTTCCATGGTTTGCTTATTTTCTTTTTCTATGTGAAGATTTAGCTTGTCGATCCAAATTTGATATTCATAGAAAGGAATAGATTCAACCCATTTAGGATCTAATCCATGCTCTTTCCACATTCTAAACTTGATATCAAAGAAGTTCTCCAAAGATATCTGAAATAAGGAAAAGGGATCTGAACCCTCCGGGAAATGAAATAGGGGCGGTGACCTCCGATGCACCGCAAGTTTGACATGGCAAACTAACCTCTAATTTTGTTCCGATCTTAATATCTTCTGCCAACTGGAAATAGATAGAGAATTCAGCATTAGACCAATCTTCAGAATCTAAGGATGCTTTCTGAATTTTTTTATCATCCAATCCTCTCCAATCGTCAAATAGAAATGGTGCTATCTTAATAAAGCTCTCATCTATATCTTTACCTGTTCTAACTGAATTTTTTATGTAGTTAGATATTGCATCAATAACCCCGATAGACGGAACCGTCATTGATAATGACTTACCTATCTTGCTTACCGGAAAAATAAACTTCCTGTCGGTTTTCGAGTAATACTTCATCAACTTTTGGTTGATCTGGTAGTTTGTTAATACACCTGTTCTTAATTCGATTCCGTGTTTAAAAGCACAATTGTCTTTTTTACATGTTAAATCCGGCGTTAAAACTATTCTATTTTCGCCCTTTACAAAAGAAAGATCTCTTATTGCCATAATAATAAAAAACCTATCCTCCTGTTTTAAATCTCTATAAGAAACAACACCCTCGCCAGGAAATTTCATCACACAGCAACTGTTAAGAACCATATTTAACTTTGCGTCCACGTCTAACATGTCACTTTCGTCTATGGTTGAAAAATGTCGGATTTCCTTAACCTCTGCTGGTCTAATTGCTATCTGTGTTCCGTCCGGATAAAAAAGACCCCTAGAGGGAAGAATTGAGACAGGGAGGTTTTTCCATCCTATTTCAATCGATGGTGGTAATTCCTTACTATATAGGTTATCTGTTGCTTCAGACTCGACTTTTTTGAATTCTGCAGCCAGTGGGGAATCAGATATGGGTGTATTTTTCCTTCCCAGATTTTCTAGTTCCTTAGGAGTATCTACAATTTGTGGGGAAGGAGGGGAAAGATCCGAAATTGGATCATCATAAGAAATTCCTCCAATTTGCTCTTTTTTTCTTAAAATCTCTTCAGGTGAAAGGTTAGGTCCGGACATAGTGCATATTTACTTTATATAACACGGATCATAAAAACTTACAAACCGTGTAAGTTTTATACAAAAAATCTAAAATAAAGTTCCAGATTATAGGAACTGGTCTTGCCAGTAATCAGACTTCCAAGTGGTATCTAATACGTAAAGACCCTCACCACTTTCGTAATTTAAACCCATCGTGGTAAGAGGTTCGACAAGGAAGCAGTTGTTAAGAGTGATTCTTCTAAATACATCTCCTTGCTTATTAAAGATTGAAATAACCATTTGACCAACATAATCTCTCTTTAAACCCATTGCTCCTGTTAAAGGATTGTAGATTAGATCTGACCATTGTCTAAGAATTTTATACATGGTCATAGAATTATTCTCATCAAGGTTAACCTCAAAAGCAACACTAAATTGAACATCAGAAGTAGAAGGCTCTCCACCTGCATATCTTCTTTCAGCAAACTTGTAATATTGTGTTACCGGTCCAGCTGGTTGGATATCAACTGCTAAGCTACCCGTTACACTTTTTACCTGTTGGGTCATAATAGACTCACCGTTAAATCTGACGTTAGCAAGTGTAACTGCAGAAGGGGGAGTAATAAGAACCTCGAACTGGTTAAGAAACACTGGTTCATAGTTATTCCTAGCTGCCTTTGAGTTATTAAAGTGTGGTAAACCTGCCATCTAATGTTCTTTTATATTTTATGTGAATAAATCTTCATAGTAATCTACCGCCCAAGTCATGCTGATCTCGTATAATGTAGTACCGTTAAGATAATCAAGTTCCATAGGATCTATAGCTTTTAATGGGAAGCAATCCTTACAAGTAATTCTTCTAAATACGTTTCCGTTTTTATTGAATACAGAAATAACTATTGTTCCTGTATAATCCTGTTTAATGCCCATTGCACCAGTTAAAGGATTATAGATAAGATCTGTCCATTGCCTTAGTGTTTTGAAAACATACATAGAGTTAGCATCGTCTAAGTTGACAGTAAATTTTAGACCAAGGTCTAAAGATGTTGTGTTCGGCTTACCTCCAGCATAGTTTCTTTTTGCAAACTTGTACTTTTGAAAAACAAATCCTGGGTTTTTGTCCACGTCTAAACCGGTCACGTTTACTACCTGTTCGAGTAAAATTTGACCCCCAGCTACAGCAGGGGGTGGTATAACAGTCACCTCAAACTGATTAAGATAAACAGGTTCGTATTTGTTTATCGAGTATAGTGAATTTTGGTAATGTGGTAAACCAGCCATTAATTCATTTCAATTTTTTTATATTTATCTCTACTTTGGAAATTCATTAAATTCTTAAACGAAATTGATGAATCCTCCAGCAGCGATACCACCAGTCCTTGTTACAGTAATTCTATTGATGAATTTCTGAATACCTCTAGCAGGTTCGATAATAACATCGATGATACCGATGTTTTGATCAATAATTGCTGGGGTATTATTAGATGCATCCATAATTACCTGATAAGCGTAAATTCCACCTCCTGCTCTAACACCATCTAAGTAGGTATCGACCAAGGTTTTAATCTCCAATCTAATTGAATCCTCGTTAAAGTCGAAGAGATAGTTTGCCAGGATTTCTTCAACATCGTTTTCTAAACTGATGAGTAGATCTCTTACGTGAACTAATCCAAAAGCCGAATTTACTGTTTGGTATGCAGTTTGGTTACCGAATATAACCACACCAAATCCTCTCTTTTTAATGATCGGGTTAAGACCGAAAGGTTCTAACCATCCTCTATCAGCATCTGTGAAATCATATTCAACACCTACTATATTACCGCCTGATATAGTACCTCTTTTTTGACCTGCAATAATATTGTAAGGTTCTCCGTTTGCAAATTTTCTAACGAAGTTATTAGATACAAAAGCCGCTGGAGGTACGTTTATGTTTCTATTGTTTTCTCTTACGGTAATGTAAGGTGTGTAGAAAGCTGCAAAAGAAGCACCTAGATCTTGTGTAGGTAAACTAAAGGTATAAGAAGGGTTAAGTGATAAATTTCCACCTTCCGCAATATACTGTGCTTGTAATGGTGGGTACGGATCAACATTAGTAGGTGCTGCAGTAAATCTTGGGTCTGTACTAGCTCTAAACTGTGCCATAGATGGTGCGTTGATGAAAGCCAAAGCTTTCTGCCTCATCATTGCAAGTTTACTTAGCTGGTACTTAGAATTAGGAAGTATCTGTCCACTAAATGTATCGATAATGTATCTGAATGAAATAACATCTTTAGCTGCAAGTGTTGCGGCAATATTTGTGTTATACATAACATCCAAAATCTCAGAAACTCTAGCATCAGTGTTGTTAGGTCTTTGGTCGTTTCTCATTGTGTAACCAGCGAGGTAAATGAAATCAAAAGATCTTGTAAACTGAGGGATAGATTTAAACTTCTGTACTTGGATTGTGTTTCCTGCGTAGTATAAAATTGGTCTAGCAGTTGTGACCCTTACTACCCCAATAGTTGCAGTTTGAGCAACTGAAGTTACTTTAGTTAATCTTCCTTGTCTATTAGCTCCTACTGTTTCACAAAGTGAAAGGTCAGTTGAAACTAGGTAATCTCCAACAGAGATAATTAAATTATTAACCTCGCTTGGTGCAAAGTTAAAACTTGTACTGTCAATTTTAAGAACTACATCGAGATATTGGTTGATTGAAGCAACTGTTGAAATGATATCAGTTTTTCCAGCTGCAACAGGCAACCCTATGTTATCGCT